CCGATCTGTTACGGCGCGGCGCGGCATTTTTCCGTAAAAAATCAAAAAAAAATTTTGGGTTTCGTTACAAAAAACGATGGGAAAAGGTAAAAAATGGGGTTTGAGGTGAGGAAAATGGCTGAACAATGGGCGAGGGCTGAACAAATCGCAAAGCTATTTAATTTAAGTGTGCGGCGAATACAGCAGTTGACACAAGAGGGAATCATACATAGTGAAAAGGTGAGTGGACAAAAGGGCAGAATGTACGACCTTGTTCCAACAATTCAAAAATATGTTGAATATCTTCAAAACAAAGCAAACGGCAAGGCAAGAAGTGACAAAGAACTTGACTTGAAAGAGCAGAAATTAAAGGCAGAAATTGCTTTAAAAGAGAGTCAGGGAGAATTGCACAGGTTAAAAACGGAAATTGCAACGGGTAAATACATATCACTGGAAGAGGTAAGTTTGGATTATCAAAAATTTTTTGTTATTCTTAAAAAATTTGTTCTTGCTGTTCCGAACCGTATAGGTGGACTGCTGACGGGATACGTTGACCCTGTGGTGATACGCTCGCTTGAGAGGGACATGACGAAAGAATGTACAGAAATGCTCAAAACTTTTGTCCTGGCAGCTAAAACCGAAACAAAAGACGGTGAGGTGGATTGAAGAAAAGAAAGTACAATGTACGAAAATACATCGTTCCTGAGTACATAAAAAAATCGTTGGAGCTGCTGAAACCACCGGAAGAGTTGACGGTTTCGGAATGGGCCGGAAAATATAGATTTCTTGATGAGCGCAGCAGCAGCATGCCCGGCAAATGGAAAAATGAAATGACACCATATTTAGTCGGCATAATGGACGAGTTTAACAATTATCAAACGGAAAAAATTGTATTTTGCAAATGCACGCAGTTGGGCGGTACAGAGGCATTAAACAACATGATCTGTTTCAGCGTAGCACAAGACCCAGCTCCGATGATGATAGTGTATCCGACATCAGAACTTGCCGACTCGGTTGTTGAACAGCGAATAAAACCGATGCTAAAGGCAAGCAAAGAGACAAAAAAACACTTCAAAGAAAAAAATAGCAGTAAAAAAGAATTACAGTTTGACAACATGTATATTAGCATTGTCGGCTCAAACTCACCGAGTGAATTAGCTTCAAGACCTATTCGCTATTTGTTCCTCGATGAGGTCGATAAATATCCAAATGAAAGCAAAAAAGAGGCTGACCCTATTAGTTTAGCTGTGGAACGAACTAAGACGTTTAATAACAGAAAAATATACATGTGTTCCACGCCCACAACACGAACGGGGCATATTTGGGAAGAAAAAGAAAAGGCAGATATTGAAAAACACTATTTTGTACCGTGTCCGCACTGTGGTGAATTTATAGAGTTAAAATTCTCGCAAATACGTTGGCCAGACGATAACGAAAAATTAAGTGCGGCTGATAAAGCGGAATTTGCACAGTACATATGTCAAGAATGTGGGAATGTAATAAATGATTCAGATAAAATGGAAATGCTGCAAAAGGGCAAATGGGAAACAGTCAAAGAAAATACAAAATTCACAAAGACAGTAGCATTTTGGATAAACACCTTATATTCGCCATTCACAAGGTTTGCACAGATTGCGAAAGCCTATTTAATTGCGAAAGACGATACAGAGGCGTTACACAACTTTACAAATTCATGGCTTGCCGAGCCGTGGGAAGATACCAAATTAAAGACAAATGCCGAGACAGTAATGGAAAGACAAACGGATTTACCAGAATTTGTTGTCCCGGAATGGACACGCTTATTAACGGCTGGGGTCGATGTTCAAGAAACCAGTTTATATTACATAATCAGGGCGTGGGGCGAATATTTGACCAGTCAGCTTATTACAAGAGGGCAGGTTACAAGTTTTAGGGACATAGAAAGAATAATGAACTTGGAATACATGAAGCCTGATGGCACGGTAAAGTTGGTTGACTTATGCTTGATTGACTCGGGAGACCAGACAGACGAAGTTTATGATTTCGCGGCCATGAACTCAGAGTGGTGTTTGCCATCAAAAGGAACAAGTTCGATGATAAATTATTTCAAACTAAGTTCCGTCAATAAAACAAGCTCGAAGGCCTATGGTATGACATTGGCACTTGTAGACGGCGGCAAATACAAAGACATGATTGCCGGACGAATGAAACGTGAAAACGGTACAGGCTCATGGATGGTGTTTGACGGAATAGATTTAGAGTATTGCACACAGGTAACAGCTGAGCACAAGATAACCGAAAAAGGCGGAGGTGGCAAGCTACGGACACGGTGGGTACAGAAGACAAGCCATGCAGACAACCATTACTTAGACTGTGAGGTGTATGGAATGGCGGCGGCTGACATTCTGGGAGTAAGAAGCTTGTTCTTGCAAGACAATAATCATGCTCCGGTTGCAAGAGACCCTATTGTAAACAGCCCTCCGCAAAGACAGGAAGAAGAACAATGGATAAAACAAGATAATTCGTGGATTTAGAAAGGAGTGAAAAAATGGCAGATGATACAAAGGATTTGTCATCATACAGTGCGGCGGAAATGCTGACAGAGGTAAACAAGGCAATAGTGGCGATTACGGCAGGTGGACAAAGTTATAAAATCGGTTCAAGGTCTTTGACACGAGCCAATATAACGGAACTGAAAAATTTAAGGGATACACTGACGGCGGAGATAGCGGCAACAACAGAGTCAAACGGATTATTTTCAGATACCTATGTGGCCGAATTTATGGGAGTGAGGTAGCAATAAAATGAGTTGGTTGGATAATATAATCGGGTTCATTTCACCATATCAGGGCATAAAAAGAGCGGCGTTCAAACAAGAACTGGATTATATCAAGAAACACGGATATGATGCAGGCGGTTTTGACAGACTCAACAAACAATGGCATCCGCTTATTGAGTCGGCAGAAATGACAGACCGAACCGACAGAGATATTGTTAGGGCAAGAGCAAGAGATATTGAGCGTAATTCCGACATGGGAAACGCTGTCATAAAGGCTTTTACAAGAAATATCATCGGCAGCGGTTACACATTGCAGGCAAAGACCGACAGCGAAGAACTAAATACAAAAATAGAAACACTGTGGGGTGAATGGACAAAGGCAAAAAACTGTGACGTAACGGGGACACAATCATTCAGTCAGATTTTGCGAATGGCGGTAAAGAGAAAAAAAGTTGACGGTGGCATACTTTTTAAAAAATGCTATACCAATCAGGGTATAGTTCCATTTCAGTTGCAGGCGTTAGAAGTAGACGAATTAAGTATCTCGTGGAGCAGTCCAAAAGACAAAAGTCACAAGGTCGCAGGTGGGATTGAATATAATTCGTACAACAGACCTGTAGGATACTGGATTTCACAGTATTCTATAGACGGGTTAGAGGTTGCAATACCGAAATACTATCAGGCGAAGGATATTATTTATATCTATACCAAAAGCAGACCATCACAGGTTAGGGAAATATCGGACTTAACGCCTACGTTGACGAGAATAAGAGACACAAACGAGTTTATAACGGCGGTAAGCGTTAAGGAAAGAATAGCCGCCTGTTTGGCTGTTTTTATAAAAAAGGCTTTGCCTGTATCGACAGGACTTGGACGGCAGATTGTAAACAATGCAAAGAATGAGGTGACTTATGAAGGGAAAAGCCTTGCTCCGGGTATGATTAAAGAAATGAACGCCGGTGACGAAATACAGGTAGTCGACCCAAAAAGTTCGGGTGATGATGCGTCAACATTCTTAAAATTGCAACAGAGGTTAATTGCAAGTGGTCAGGGACTCAGCTATGAAAGCACAACAAGGGATATGAGCGAGACAAATTACAGTTCGGCAAGGCAAAGTGCAATAGAAGATGAGTTAACATATGCAGAAGATATAGAATTGTTTCAAAGTTTTATGTCAGAGGTATACGAAGAATTTTTAAAAAGTGCAGTCTTGGCGGGTATTATTACAATACCTGATTTTTTTAACCAAAAAACGGAATATTCGAAGCATATGTGGATAGCGGGGCAGAAAAGGTGGATTGACCCGGTAAAAGAAGCAAATGCAAACAGAATAGCACTTGAGAATGGGATGAAAACATTCCAACAGATAGCGGCAGAAAACGGAAAAGACTGGAAGGAACAGATTGACGATATGGCGGCCGCTAAAGAATATGCAGAAAAGGCAGGAGTTAGCATTGTAGGAGGTGGGATAAATGCCTGATAAAAATTTACAGCGTGATATTTTTGATATGCAGGTAAAAGCCGATGAGGAAAACAGCAATGTATTTGAGTTAAGTTTTTCATCGGAAGAACCGTATATGCGGTATTTCGGGAATGAGATTTTAGACCATGCAGACGGTGCGTGTGATTTGAGCAGATTAAACGAAATAGGGGTTGTGTTGTTCAACCATGACAGAGATAAGGTCATTGGAAAAATCGAAAATGCATGGATAGAAGCCAACAGAGGAAAAGCCAAAATCAAATTTGACTCAGATGATGACGCAAAGGTGATAATGGAAAAAGTAGCAAATGGAACGTTAAAAGGTGTTTCAGTTGGGTACGTAGTTGACAACTGGGAAATTGTGGAAAAGGGAAAAACATCAACAGACGGACGTTTTGAAGGGCCGTGTTACATTGCCCGAAAATGGACACCTTTGGAGATTTCAATAGTGAGTATCCCTGCTGATTCCACAGTGGGCGTGGGACGGTCATTTGAAAAAGAAACAAAAAATAATAGTGATATGAGTCTGTATGAAAAACAGATTTGTATAAATAAGAACTTTATATAAAAGAAGGAGGCAGAAATATGGAGTTAAAAGAATTAATCGCAAAACAGCAGGCTATTGTAGATAAGGCAAAAGCCGAGAGCAGAGCAATGTCGGAGGAAGAAGAAAGAACTTTCAATGAATTACAGGCCGACATTGACAAGCTCAAAACCGAAGGTGCAGAGGGGGCAGCAACAAAAAGAGCGGTAGAGGCAGAAAGAAAAAGAATATTTTCTATCACATCAATGTGCCGTGATTTTGGAATTGATGCAGAAAACTTCATCAAAGACGCAACAATGACAGAGGACAAATGCAGGGCGGCGATCCTTGAGGAACTCAAGAAAAGCAAAGGACCGGCAAGTGTTAAGGTGACAAAAGACGAAGGGGACAAATTCAGAGCTGCGGCAACAGACGCTTTACAGCTCCGTTGTGGACAGAAAGTAGAAAAGCCTGCTGAAGGTGCAACGGAATTAAGAAACATGAGTTTAAAAGATTTAGCTATTGAGTCAATGGCAAGAGAGGGCAAGAGCGAGAGCGAATTAAGACGTATGAGCGGTGACGAACTTTATACCGAACTTTGCCGTCAGTATTTTAATCCAACATCAGCATTTCCGGCAATTCTCGACTCAACTATACGAAAGAATATTGTAGCTATCTATGTAGCAACACCGACAACATTCCAGTACTGGTGCAGCAAGGGCAGTGTATCAGACTTTAAGGTTACACCGGACCATAACTATATTATCGGCGGCGGTGCGTTTGAAAGGGTAGGTGAAAACGGCGAACTGAAAGCGTCAATACCTGAAACAAGCCTTTTACCACAGAGAAAGATAGATACATATGGAACACAGTTCAGCATGGGAAGACAGGCGTTTATTAATGACGATATAGGCTTTTTATCAAATGTGCCGGGTGTATATGCGGCTGCGGCAAAGAGAAAAATCAATACACAGGTATATGAACTTTTATTTAACAACAACGCAACAATTTATGATGGAAAAGTGCTTTTCAATGCAGACCATGGCAACCTTGAAGGAACAGGGGCAAAGCCGTCACTTGAGACAATCAACAAATTGATGCTCAAAATGCAGACTCAGAAGGATCCATTCGGGGAGGCAATCAATATTACACCGAGAATGTTAGTTCTTCCTGTGGGATATGGTCTCAATGTTGATACTATTTTACATTCAACATCCATTAAAACAAGTGATAATGACTATACGGGCTATAACCCACTTGCAAATAAGGGACTCACGTATGTTGAAGATGCAACATTAAACGGTCTTGCAGGGTCAAACGCTTGCCCTTGGTTCTTAGTGGCTGACCCGATCTCAGCAAAATCAATACAGATTGATTATTTAAACGGAAACGAAACACCGACATTAAGAAGAATGGAAACACCGGGAATGTTAGGTTTCGTATGGGATATTTATATGGATTGGGGCCTAACAGTGATTGACTGGCGTGGCATAGCAAGAAATAACGGCGTTGCAATTACAATTTAAAGAAAGGCGTGAAAGAATATGAGAGCAGACTTTTACCAGAAAGGAATCAGTATAGATTACAAAAACACAAGTGGTGCAACAATAGCGGCTAACACTGTTGTTGTACTTGGAACAACACGCTGCGGAGTTGCCGGAGCTGACATTCCGAACAACAGCGTAGGGGCTGTATTTGTAGACGGTGTATGGATTGTGCCGTCAACGGGGACTATTGCTTTAGGTGCAGCTGTTTATTACGATGCATCGACAGAAAAGGCAACGGCAACAGCAACGAGCAATGTACCGTTAGGCTGGGCTGTAGCGGCAGCAGAAAACGATACAGTAAAAATCAAGTTGTTAGGTTAAAAGGCGGTGGCATAGATGGCACGTTTTGACGATGACGAAAAAAAGAACAACGCAACAGAGGAGATAAAAGAGACAACAATAGACGAAACAAAAGGCATTAAGCTGATCGCAAACGGCACATATGTAGATGTTTCAGGTGAGAAATATTACGCCGGGGACGAAATGCTTGTAACAGATGACGAAGCAAAAGAGCTTTTAAAAATTGGTCTTGCATATGTACCCGAACAGCCGGAGAAAAAAGGAAGGAACAGAAAATGAGTCCGACTTTTAAAGAAATGGCGGCGAAAGATGTAGGGAATGTGTTTTTTAATAATGACGAATTTTCGGATATGCACTTAATTGATGGCAAGAAAATGCACGTTATTATTGATACAAACGAACTGCTTGACAGAACACAGGGCGGCGGTACAACACACTTAGATGGGATATATAAGGCACATATATTAATATATGTGCCTGTCGCCGAATATGGGGCAAAACCCAAGATAGGGAAACTACTGATTCTTGACGGCAAAAAGACGTATGTGATAACAAACGTCATTGACGAAGACGGTATTTATTCGCTTGAGTTGGAGGCGAACAGAGCATGAAAAGAACAAAAACAGGCCTCAAAATTTCAAACGGTGTTATAAAATTGTCATTCAGAAATGATGATGTTACAGTAAAGGCAATAGAAAAACGTCTGGGCGATATGTGGCCGGCAGCAAAAAAAATAACAAGATGGGTATTAAATGACACGGCAAAGAAAGCAAGGTCTTTGTTATTCCAAAATGCAAAAAAATCATACACAATAAAAACGGCAACTTTTAATCGTACAACCAAATTAAAAAAAGCAACTAAAAACAGGCTTGTGGCGATAATAAGTGTTACAGGAAAATCAAACCAGTTAAAAGGGTTTACGGTCACACCTGCAACTTTAAAAGAAGGAACAGCAAGACCTAAAGTTTACAAAGCTAAAGTTGTACGTGCAAACAGCCCAAAGCAGCTTATAGGGAAAGGCTCAAAAGCATTTTTGGTAAGATTTCCGAGAACAGGCGGTGTAGGACTTGTTGAAAGAACGGGTAAGGAAAGATACCCTATTAAATCGTTATATAGTTTATCAGACCCACAGATGATAGGTTCGAAGATAAGAGTGTACAAGATAGTAAAGCCAGAGATACACGGCATTCTTGAACGAGAACTGGAAAGGCAGATAGGCAGGGTGTTAAGGGGTGAAGTACGTTGACAGCCGATATTTTACAGGAAAAATTAATAAAAAGAGTTGAAAAAGTGCTTGAAAACCTCGAATTGCCTACGGTTTCGGGCAAACGGCGAAAAATAAAGATATATTCACAGGATTTAAATATTCCCGATGATGAAGATGAAGATAGTGACATTGAAACTGCAACAGCCCCATACGTTATCGTAAGAATTACGGACGGTTTTCAGGAAACATGGGACAGTGCGTTGCAGGTCAATGTTGTTTTTATCATATGTATTTATGCCAAAGATACGGACAAAGAGGGAACAAAAGACGTAATGACAATCATAAATAAGTTATACCAATCTTTTGCCGAAAGCCCAAATATTGACGAATTTGAAGCCGAACCGCCACTGGAATGGACATTACAAACCGATGTTGATACATATCCGTATTTTTTCGGGGCGGTGTCGATAGGTTTTAACTGTCCGGCAGCACGCAGAATTGATGAATTTGCATAATAAAAGAGTGTTCTTATGAACGCTCTTTTTTATATTTTAAAGGAGTGAGGAAAAAATGGCATATAAACACGGCGTTTATGTAAGTGAAGCACCTACAAGTCTGACAGTCCCAACAGAGGGCAGTGCGGGCTTACAGGTCATTTTCGGCACTGCGGCAATATACAAGGCCGAAAAACTTGAAAATGCAACAGAGCCGAAATTAATTTATAGCTATGATGAGGCTGTAAACCAGTTGGGATATTCAGATGATTTCGACAAATTTACTTTGTGTGAAAGCATAAAAGCATGTTTTGACATGTTTGCGGTAGCACCGATTATCTTGGTGAATGTACTTGACCCGAACAGCAGCACACACGCCACAAAGGTATCAAGTGAAAGCTATACAGCTGTTGACGATGTATTTACGGTAGAAAACGCATACACAATAAAAAGCAGCATTGAAATAGGCGGACTTGTAAGAGATACGGACTATACAGTTGAGTTTGACAGTGAAGAAAAAGCAAAGATTACGCTTGTGTCAGCAACGGCAAAGGGAAAAACAACAGGAACAGTCTCATATAAGTATTTAAATATTACAAGCGAAAAAACAGCCGTAACAGAGACAGAAATAATAAATGCAATAAACAAGGTAAAAGAGGTATACCCACGCTTTAATATGACCGCAGGGCTTTTACTTGCTCCGGGTTGGAGTCATAAGGCGGAAGTGGCAGCAAAATTACAGGCGGCTTGCACAGGTATAAACGGCGTATATACAGCCGAGTGTATTCTTGATATTTCCGCTAATACATCTGATGATGTAAACGCAACGGCATACACAGCAGTAAAAACAGCCAAAGAAAACCTTGGAGCGTCAAGCGAACACGCTATTGCTTGTTGGCCAATGGTTAAGAGCGGCAGCAACAAACTGCATATGTCAGCGGTAATGGGTGCATTGATTGCATACACTGACGCAGACAATGGAGATGTTCCGAATTTAAGCCCGTCAAACAAAAGTTTCAAAATTACAGGAACATGTTTAGCGGACGGTACAGAGATCATAATAGACCAGAACGAAGGCAACGTAATTAACAGCTTTGGTGTATGTACAGCCATAAATATAAATGGGTATAAAGCATGGGGTAATAATACCTGTGCGTATCCAAGCAGTACAGACCCGAAGGACCGTTGGATAATGGTAAGAAGATTTTTCACATGGCGTTCAAACAGCTTAATTTTAACATATTTTCAGAGAGTAGATGACCCGGCAAACTACAGACTTATTGAGTCTATTGTGGATTCAGAAAACATAAACGGCAACAGCTACGTAGCAAGGGGAATTTGTGCAGGGTATAACGTGACATTTTTATCGGGCGAAAATCCAATAACACAGATTTTAAACGGGCAGATTGTATTCCATATTGATTTCGCACCGTTTACACCTGCTGAAAATATCGAATTTATACTTGAATTTGACCCGACAGCGATAGAAACAGCTTTAACAGGAGGCGAATAAAATGGCAGTCAGCAATATTCCTGAAAAAATCAATAATTTTAATGTTTACAATTCTGGTAATATCCTTGTAGGCATTACAGACGAGGTTACACTTCCGTCATTTGAAGCAATGACGGAAACAATCAGCGGTCCCGGTATACTTGGTGAGATTGAAAGCCCGAACATCGGGCATTTCGGCAGCATGACTATAGAGATACCGTTTAGAGTCTTATACGGTGACATATTCAAGGTGATGAAAGCCGATGAAGGTGTTGATATTACGCTGAGGGGTGCAGTGCAGGTGCAGAGCCTTAACAGCGGAAAGGCGTATAAGGGCATGAGAATAGTTATGAGGGGAATGTTAAAAACTCTCACAGCAGGAAGTGCAAAGGCAGGCTCACCAATGAGTTCAAGCGTTACACTGGAACTGGTGTACATAATGATTGAGGTTGATGGAGCAAAGAAAGTGGAACTTGACAAGTTGAACAACGTGTATAACATAAACGGCACAGATTATTTAGCAAAAATAAAATCGTTATGTTAAAAAAGGAGATACGAATATGGATTATAAAATCAAACTTACAAAACCGTTTAAATTTGAAGATGAAACATATACAGAAATAGACTTATCGGCTCTTGAGGATTTAAGCACAAATCAGCTTGCAGAAGCTGAAAGAAGGTTTGAGAGAAGCGGAAATGTAAGCACAACAAAAGAATTTGATATAAATTATGCCTGCATTGTTTGCTCTATTGCAACAGGAAAGCCTATTGAATTTTTCCTCGCACTTCCTGCAAGAGATGGCATTAAGATAAAAAATAAAGTAAGTTCTTTTTTTTACAGCGGAACATCACAGTCGGAAGTGGCAGAGAATTAAGAATATTGTGCATAAAATTATCAATGAATACATTCGGCGGATTTGAATACTATTTAAGTCTGCCGATTTCTGAATTATACGAAATTACAAAGGAGGTGGCTAAAATAAATGGCAAATAGACAAAGGTTCGACATCGAAATAGGGGCAGATATTGACCCATCGGTACGGAAAGCAGCAAGTGAAACACAAAATATACTTGGGTCAATAGTCGGCGGTAATCTTATTTCAAGCGGGATACAGGCGGCAATAGGTGGAATACAGTCAATGGCAAGCGGTGCTTTGGATACATACAGAGAATATCAAAAAAGCATGGCAAATACGGCAGGTATTGCAGGTATTACAGATAAAAGTTCAAAAGATTTTGGAAAATTATCAGAGGCGGCAGAAGCGGCCGGCAAAGCAACGGCATTTACATCGGCACAAGCAGGAGACGCTTTGGGTTATATGTCCCTTGCAGGGTGGGATGTAAATAAAAGCACAAAGGCATTAATGCCGACTTTAAAACTTGCAGAAGCCACAGGGTCAGATTTGGCAGAAACGGCAAATCTTGTAACAGGCTCTATGAACGCTATGGGTGTCAGCTTTGACAATATGGATGATTTAAACGGATATTTTGATGTACTGATAAAAGCAAATAATAAATCGGCAACAACAGCCGGGGAACTTATGGAAGCTTTTACAGGTGTTGGCGGTGCGGCGAAAGCGGCAGGACTTGACTATAAAGATACAGCAACAGCACTTGGTATACTTGCTAACAACTATGTAACAGGTTCACAAGCCGGAACGGCTCTTAACTCTATACTTGTACGTATGACATCAAAGCAAGAAGCGTTGAATGCATATAAAAAGTTAGGTGTAAACATATATGATGCTGCCGGAAATACAAGAAACTTCGGAGATATTCTGAAAGACACTAATAAAGCAATGGCAGGGCTGACAGAAGAACAAAAAAACAGTTATATGTCAACTATTGCAGGTGCTAACTATTATTCTATATATAAAAATCTTTTGGAAGGTGTCACCGAAGGTGTAGACGGCAGTGCATCGGCATGGGACAAACTGTCGGGAGAAATACAGAATAGCAATAATGCATTGGATACAATGCACGAAACAACAACAGATACAGTTGATTATTCGTTTGCCAAACTCGACTCGGCATTGCAAGACGTACAGCTGCAATTCTTAAAAGCATTTGGACCGGAGATACAAAAAGCTCTTGATTATGTATCAGAAAATGTATTGCCGGCCGTATCACAGGCAGCACAGAATTTAGGCAACTTCATTCAAGACCCTGTGATTGTAAAGTTTAAAGAATTTAAAGACTGGGTTGGAGATGTAGGAGATAAAATAAGTGAATTTAACAGTTTTTTGTCGGAACATCAAGAGATACTTGTTGCGGCGGCTGTAGCTGTAGGTGGATTAACAACGGCGTTGTTAGTTTATAACGGTGCGGCAATATTGGCAAGTATACAAAGCGGAATTGAAACAGGTATGCTTATAGCTATGTATACAACGGAATGGATAGCAACCGCAGCAACAACAGCATTGGGTGCGGCTTTTGCATTTTTAACAAGTCCAATTACGATAGCAATTCTGGCAATAACGGCAATAATAGCCGTCGGTGTACTATTGTATAAAAACTGGGATACAATTAAAGAAAAAGCGTCAGAATTAGGGGCGTATTTGCAAGAAAAATGTGAAGGAATGAAGGAAAGCTGGAATAATTTCTGGGACGCTATAGGCGGAAAAGTTTCGGCGGTATGGCAAGGTATAAAAAGTGCTGTAAAAAGCGGAATAAATTCGGTGATAAATTTTATAAATTCCGGTATAGGTAAACTTAACAACTTTCATGTTAATGTTCCTAAAGGTGTTCCAGGAATAGGAGGGAAAAGTTTTGGACTTAAAATTCCTACAATTCCGACACTTGCAACAGGCGGTATTGCCACAGGCCCGACATTAGCGGAAATAGGCGAAGGCGGTGAGCCGGAAGCAGTAGTACCACTTACCAAACTTAGCAATATGCTTAACGGCGGTGTCGGCGGCGGTATTACGTACTCACCGAATATTGTTATAAACGGCAATGCGGATAAGTCGGAAATATCGGAAGCAATGCGTAGCTCGTATGAAGAATTTAAGGAATTTATGGACAGGTATACAAGCGAACGGCGTAGACTTGCATTTTAGTAGGAGGGTGTAAAAAATGACGGATACATATACAACAGAAAACGGTGATAAATGGGACAGCATAGCCTTAAAAGTGTACGGAGATGAAACAAAAGCGGACTGGCTTATGGATAACAATCTGTTTTATGTATCCGTTTTTGAGTTTTCGGCAGGAACAGTATTGAAAACTCCGGCACTGCCAGAGGAAAAAAGCGGAAATTTACCGCCGTGGAGGGCTTAAAAATGAAAGGAAGAAAGGCAAACGTATATATAACATATAACGGAAAAACAATAAAGACAGCTTTAGACAATTTTCAAAACAGCTTTAGCTATACAGACCCGGACGGCGGCGAAAGTGACAGCATAAAGATAAATTTGGCTGACCCCGAAAATCAATGGATTGCGGCCTGGATACCGTCAGCAGGTGATGAAATAAAGGCAGAAATACGGACGGAAAATTGGAACGGCGAAGGTGATGACGGAAAACTTGACTGCGGTGTATTCATAATAGACAGTTTGAGTTATTCAAGAGGCAGCAGCGGTTCTTCATTTTCCATAGGGGCTATATCGAGTCCGGCCGGAGACGCATTTAAGGAAACAGAGAGAAGTCAAACCTGGGAGAAAGCGACCCTGAAAAAGATTGCACAGACAATAGCGGACAGATACAAGTTAAAATTGTATTTTGATTGCGAGGATATAACAATAAAGTCTAAGGAACAGTCAAAAGCAACCGACTCATCATTCTTAAAAAACTTATGTGATGATTACGGCAAAAAGCTGAAAGTATACAAAAACCAGATTGTTATATTTGACAGAGAGAAGTACAAAAAGAAAGAAGTCAAGATAACAATAAAAAAAGAAGAATTAAGTAGTGTGAGGTGGAACAGTAACCTTGTAGGCACATATACAGGCGGCGAAATAACTTACACAAACGGCAAAAGCGGAAAAGACATTAAATATAAGACGGGAACAGGCCCGAGAATTTATAAGGCAAATGAAAAAGCCGACAGTCTTGCCGAGGCAAAGCTGAAACTGGAAAACGCAATAGCCGAACAAAACCACAGTGCCGTAACACTTGATATTACGGTACCGGGGCGAACGGATATAACAGCGGCTATGGTAATAAATGTGGTAGGCATAGGAAAGGCAAGCGGAAAATACTATATTGACGAAAAAACGGACAATGTAAGTAATTCAGGCTATACAACAAACTTAAAGCTAAGTAAGGTGTCCGACAGTGACGCAACGGTACTTGACGCAATAGACAGACTTGCAAAGTTAAAAATATCTGTCAGCCCTGAATACTGGGTGGCAAATTACAAAAATGTAAAATATCTTGATGATTTACTTGTGAATATGGCGGTAAGAATACGCATAAACAACAACTCAAATATTTACACAACAGCCGATGAATCAATCGACAAATTAGCAAGTGAAGGCATAATAAATACGGCGGCATATTGGAAGGCAAACAAAGAGGCTTTACCATGGCTGCCGTTGTTGCTTATAAATGCGGCAAATGCTTTTTAATAGGCTGTAGGAACGAATAGAAAAATGCTTTTAATATAAAAGGTCAAAAAGATGTTTTCTATTCGCTGAGAGAGCGGTGTAAAAATATATTTATAGATTTATATAAAAATATAAATATAGAAATATATAAAAAATAGATTTCTATAAAAGTAGGTGAGAAATGGATACCATAAGAATAGGGAGAATATCAAGTGTTAATTATGCAGAGGGAACGGCAAGGGTAGTATACACCGACAGAGACAATTCGGTCACTATGGAACTGCCGTTATTATCGTATGAGTATAAGATGCCACGGGTTGATGATTTAGTTCTTGTTCTTCATTTACCAACAGGCGGCGAGGCAGGTGTTATTCTCGGAAAATTTTGGAACGATGACAACAAGCCGAAAGAAAGCGGAGAAAAGATTTACCGGAAAGACTTAGGCGATGGCTGTTATATAAAGTACGATGAAGAAACAAAAAAGTTACGTATAGACTGCCCGAAAGGAATACAGATAAGAGGCAACATTGAGCATCTTCCGATAACGGAAGAAGAAAGTACATCTTAAAGAGGTGTAAAACATGATAGGAAGTTACGGAAACATAATATTTGAGGTATCAAGCGAAAAAATATTAAATTTGACGGATTTAAGCACAACTTACGGTGGCAACTGGGCAAGTCAGGATTTAATTTCTGGAAAGCCACGAAAACAGTTTATAGGGGCAACAACCGCAACGGCAACATTCAATATGCTGTTAAAAGCCGACCTGGGAGTTAAGCCGTCTGAAATGCTGGAAAACTTACGAAAAAAAGCGGAGGAAGGTTCAGCGGATTATTTAATAATCGGCGGTAAATTAATGTGTGAGAATAAAATGGTAATAACATCGTTGTCGGGAAAATTCAACACGATTTACAGCGGTGGCGAGATAGCAAGTATATCGGTATCAATATCTCTTGAAGAATATGTTTGAGAGAGGTGCGGAAAAAAATGATAGAAATAAAAATGAACGGAAACGGGACAACGGAAGAAAACGTAAGGAAATGCTTAACGGTGCTGTTAGGCACAAGAGAGGGTGAGCAGGCTCTGGATAGAAATTTCGGTTTAAACTGGGATTTTTTGGACATGACAACTGCGGCGGCAAAGGCAAGGCTGACAGCGGAAATTATAGAAAAAATAAAAAAATACGAGCCAAGGGCAAAAATAAAAAGTGTAAAGTTTAAGTCTGACGTAAACGGGTTATTAAGTCCGGTGTTGGAGGTGAGCGTAGCAGATGAGTAACATAAACGCTTTGAAAAATATTCCCGAAATTTCTTTTATTGACAATATAACATTAGAAGACATAAGAAACGAAATGCTTGACGATTATCAAGAGGCATACAGAGCAGAAACAGGGAAAGAACCGGATATGAACGCAGGAACACCGGAGAGGTTAATGTTATATGCCTTTGCAAATAATTTTTATCAGGCATTGAAGTATATCGACAGAGCAGGGAAAATGGGACTGCTTAAATACAGTGAAGCGGATTATTTAGACAATCTGGCAGTTTTAAAAGGCATAACAAGAAACGAGGCAACAGCGGCAAAGGTTACTTTAAAATTCACGCTGTCGGACATAAGAACATCTGTTACGGCAATTCCGGGCGGTACAAGGGTAGCGGCAGGTGACATATATTTTGCAACGGACGAATATCTTGAAATTGCGGCAGGGAAAGAAAGCGGAACTGTAACGGCAACGGCAATAACGGCAGGAACAGGAGCTAACGGTTTAGCAGTAAAAGAAATAGATACACTTGTTGACCCTGTGCCGTATGTGGCAAATGTAACAAATATTGATGTATCCGCAGGCGGTACAGATAAGGAAAATGACGAAAGCCTTACGTACCGAATCTATAATGCACCAAACAGGTACTCGGTTGCCGGCCCGAAAGAGGCATATGAGTATCATGCACGGCGAATACGTTCCGATATTGACGATATTGTAGTATACAGCCCAGAACCGGACAAGGTTAATGTTGTATTCACAATAAACGAGGGCGAAATACCTGACAGCAAGGTAATAGCCGAGGTTGAGGAAGGTTTAAGTGCCGATGATATAAGACCATTGACTGACATTGTAACGGCAAAAGGCCCGACAAAAAGCAATTATGACATTAAGCTGACTTATTATATAAACAAAAGTGACAGCAATCAGGCGGTAGCAATACAGACGGCTGTAAATGAGGCTATAGAAGACTACAAAAAATGGCAACAGAAAATAGGAAGAGACATAAATCCGTCCAAATTAATACAGCTTATAGTTGGAGCAGGTGCAAAAAGAACGGCAGTAACAAAACCGCTTTATACTGCCGTAAATGACTATGATATAGCAATAGCGGCAAGCACAGAGGTTACATATGGGGGTTTAGAAGATGATTAAATTGTATGATGCCAAACTTACGGACTCAATACCCCGAATAATTACGGAACAACCATGGTCAAGAGCCATAAGCAAGGCTGTAGAAAAACAGCACAAAAGAATTATTGATTTTGCGGACAGAGTTATGCTATATGCCAATATAGACAATTTATCAAGTGAGCTTTTGGACATTATAGCGGTAGAAATGAAAGTACAGGCGTATTCCGAAAGCTATAATATAAGTCTGAAAAGAACTTTGATAAAAGGTGCTATTACTTATTGGAGTAAGGCAGGAACAAAGAAAGCTGTTGCAGATATATGTACTGACATATTCGGAGATGCCGAAGTACAGGAATGGTTTGACTATGGCGGTAGAGCGGGATACTTTAAAGTATCAACGGCGAATCCATCAATAACAGAAGATAATGTGAATGATTTTAAGGCGGCTATTGAGTCGGTGAAGCGGTGCAGTGCATGGCTCGAGACTGTGGAACTTGTATTATCAACGGAAGCATGGACAAGCTACACGGGTTTTGCAATACATACAGCGGATACGTTAATTTTGACGCAAAAATAAAGGACGGTGGTAAAAATGAGCTTTACAGCACCAAGGTTTACGGATGAAGGAAAAGCATTGCAGGCAAAGGCACAGGCAGGCACGGCATTAAAGTTCACAAAAATGCAGCTGGGTGACGGTGAACTTGGAAGTCAGGCAATAGCGGCAATGACAGGGCTTATAAATCCGCTTATTACAGTAGGAATAAGCGGCGTAAAAGCAGGGAATAACTATGCGACAGTAAAAAGTAATTTCAGCAATAGTGGACTTACAACAGGATTTTATTGGCGGGAGATTGGAGTTTTTGCGGAAAACCCGGAAAAACCAAATGACCGTAACAGTGATATTTTGTATTGTTACGCAAACGCCGGAAGTCTTGCGGAATACATACCGGCAGCAGGAAGTGAAATAGTTGAGAAGGTTATATCAATACCTTGTATAATAGGCGATGCCGAAAACGTCAGTGCCGAGATAGAATCGGAAATATATGCGACAAAAGCTGAGTTAAAAGAGCATATAGACAACAAGAATAATCCACATGGGGTTACAGCTGAACAGTTAGGGGCTTTGACAGATGAAAGCCTGACAAAAGAAATGATATTGAATAAAATCAATGTGCTGGATATTGCACATGGTGGAACAGGTGCAAATACAAAAAAAGAAGCGTTTGCTAATCTTGCATTTTTGGGTAACAACCCTATATCATCAACAGATGAAGACACGCCCCAGAAATGGGGAGAATTAGGAAGCGGATATGCAAAATTTGATACTGCTGACTTAATGATTAATCAGCCTTATCCGTATATGTTCGTAATAAGTTATTATAGTAATGAGTCAGGCAGCGTATTCCAAACCGGAAGTGAGCAAAAGTCAGGTACGGTATATTATCGAACTGGCAATGACAGTGGTTGGATTATGAATTGGACACCTTTGTTATCGACTAAGGGCGGAACAATGAGCGGAAAACTCTCTATGGATGGCAATGGTATCGTTTTTAGCAAAGATGCAGATTGGAATAATGGAAATTACTTTGCAATGTTCGAAAGCCAGAATACACTTGGTATGCAAGTTAGGCACAATGGAAAGAATAGATTTTTTAATTTTAACGATAATACACACACAATAGACAAAGCCTTTCAAATGTGGTGGTACGATGACGGAAAAGAACACAGTTCAAGATTTTTCGGAGAACACAATACATCATTGTTAGCAACAACAATACAAAATCTGCTGAAAGGAGGCAGCATAAGCGTGGTAAAAAGTGTACAAAAGGGAACATTACAGCTTTCAGGAAGTCCCGAAATAATAACAACTTATGAAAGTGGTGATGGTTATGCTCCTGTAAAATATTTTTATAAAGATATTACTATTTCGCCTGTTGATGTAACAAAATCAGTTGTATTTTTTAATTCTCCCACTAACGCCAGTGAAATTTATACTTGTAGATTAGTTAATTCAACGACATTAAGAATTTATCTTGATTCTGAAAATTCAAATAGTGTAACATCAAAAACTGTGTACTATTATTATAGAACAACATGGCAAGTAGTTGAATTTTATTAAGGAGGGATTTGGTTGATAAGATATGCACAGATAAATACTAAAACAGGGATAGTTACAGTAGATAGTTATTTAAGTGGCGAAGTTGAAGCTGAAAATATGATACGTATCGATGAAGACTTTGACTTAACAAATAAAAAATATGAAAATGGTAAATGGGTTGAATATGTACCTGAAGTTTCGGAAATTGAGGAAACAGTATCCAATGAGGAAATACAGGCTGAGATACTTTTAAATCAGGCAGAAATAATAAGCAAACAGAATGAACACGATGAGATTTTAGCTGAATTGCTTTTGGGACAACAGAAAGGGGTATAAAGAATGTATAAGATAATAAAAAGATTTTATGACAGAGGATTTTATTCGGCAGAAGATGTAGGTGTTTTTGTTGCAAGCGGTAAGATTACAGCTGAGCAGTATGAAGAAATAACAGGTAGTAAGTTTGAAGGATAATTTAACCGAACTTACCCGGACTTACTTAGGAACTTACCACATACAATTTTGTTGACATCAACAAAATGACAGTTATAGAAAAATATAAATCTATAAATCTATAAATCTATAAAAAATAGATTTATACTAAAAATGTTTTTAAGACTTTCGGCCGAAGTCTTTTTTTATTACAATTTTTTTTATTTACAAGGAGGAAAAAGAATATGAAAAAGTATGCTTACGTGGACAAAATCGGTGTTATGCACATTGTAGACACAAGAGAAGTTGCAGAGGACTTTAAACAGAGGGGAAGAGTTGTTGAGACAGAAATAAAAGCAAAAAACGGATTCCCGATTGACGAAACAGGCGAAGGTGTGATTGTATACGGCGAGGATAAAATGAAATACGAGGCGAAAGGTGCGGATATTGTACCTATTCCGGCATTTGCGGCACTTTACAGAAAGTGTATAGAATAACTTTTAATTTAAAAATAAGGGCGGAGCAATCCGCCCGTTTTTTTGGAGGTTGAAAAAATGACGAAAAATATTTTAATTTCAATCATAGGAGTTATCGGAAGTGCCATAGCGTCAGCTTTCGGAGGTTGGTCTACAGGGCTTACAACACTTGTAATATTTATGGCAATAGACTATTTAACAGGTCTTATTGTAGCAGGTGTGTTTCATAAAAGCACGAAAACAGAGACAGGAACACTTGAAAGCCGAGCAGGATTTAAAGGACTGTGCAGAAAAGGTGCAATGTTGCTTGTTGTTTTAATGGCATACAGGCTTGATTTAGCAGTAGGCACAGCATACATAAAAGACGCTGTGATAATAGCGTTTATGGCAAATGAAGCAATTTCCATAATAGAAAATGCAGGGCTTATGGGTGTGCCGATGAACGACACGCTTAAAAATGCAATAGACGTGCTGCAGAAAAAAGGAAGCGGTAGAAATGAGAAACATAAATAAATGTCACCCAAGACTGATAGACCTTAGCAAAAAACTGGTTTCAGCCTGTAGAGGACAGGGACTTATAATCGGCATAGGAGAAAGTTTCCGAACAAAAGAGGAGCAAGATGCACTTTATGCGAAAGGAAGAACCGCACCGGGGAATATTGTGACAAATGCAAAGGGCAGCTCATACAGTTCACATCACCAATGGGGTACGGCATTTGACATATACCGCAGTGATGGAAAGGGTGTTTATACAGACAGTGACGGTTTTTTTGCAAAGGTAGGCAAGATAGGCAAAAGCATAGGTCTTGAATGGGGCGGTGACTGGAAAAGCCCTGTTGATAAGCCACACTTCCAGCTGCCTGACTGGGGAAGTACAACAACAAGACTTAAAAGAATGTACGGAACACCCGAAAAGTTTATGGATACGTGGAAAGGTGATGTTGAGATGGTAGAGGAAAGCAAAATAATAATAAACGGAAAAGAAAAGAAGGTAAAAAGAATATTAAAAGACGGGACGAACTATATAGCTATAAGGGATATAGCGGAAAATCTCGGATATGATATAAGCAACAAAGGAAATATAGCAGTATTGAACAAGAAATAAAAATGTCTGTGGTGGGACATTAGTAAATAATAATGAACACGGTGACAGAGGTGTTTTAAAATGTTGGCTTTTTGGACAAGAAGAATAAAAGAAACATTCATACAGGAGGCTATGCTTGATGAAAAAGAGATAATGTTGCTTGAAAGCTGCATAAAAGGTGAGAAAAGGACGGCACAAGCGGCAAAATTCAACATCAGCCCTGAAACGCTGCAAAGAAGAATAAAAAAATTACAGCAAAAATATGATTGGGTACAAAAGGAACATTCTGACATTATGCCGGAACGGTTGACGGAAAAATGGCAAAGAACTGACAAAAAATATTATTTAAGCTGGAAACTACATGAGGATTAAAAGACGGTCACTTGACAGGTGACTGTCTTTTTTTTTATTTAAAATATAAGTATAAAAAATATTGTATAAATTTTTAAGGAGGGGTTATTATGGCAGAACTTAGAATGACCGATTATGCAGGAAAAGGAACAACAGGACTTGCAATCGGCGGTCTTACAACAGGTATTATAGGAACTGTGGGAGCGTTGGGCGGTCTTGGAGCTTTGGCAAACAGAGGAATTGCCGGATGTCCGAACGGCGGCGAGTTTGTAACAAAAGATGAACTTAAAATGATGTATGATTTAAGTGCGAAAGATAGCGAGATTGCTCTTTTAAAGAGTCAGAATGATTCGGAAAAGAAAATGGTTGAGGTTTATACAACCATAGACAAAAAAACAAATGATATAAGAGCAGAATTTCAGGCTTATAAAGATACTCAGAACATCATAAATGCAAATCAGGGCATTACAAACGCCAATGTAGCAGCTGCCGTAGCGGCAAACAACACAAGCATTACAGAGGTCAACAACCTCCTTAAACAGGTTATTAAACCTGTTATACCTAATTCGTCTGTATGTCCGGGTTGGGGCGGTGTAACAATTACACCGACAGCGGCAACAGTCAACGGTACAACAATAGCATAAAATAAAAAAAGACGGGGCGAAAGGCTCAAAGGCGGCACGCTCAAAAGGGCGTGCCATATTTTTAAACTGGAGGGGAAACATATGTATAAAGGCACAATTACAACAAGCACAGCGGTAACGGCAAACCAGAATATACCTTTTAACACAATTTTAAATACAAACACAAACACTAATCCAAGCGAAAACGGAGTTATAAAGATACGAAAAAGCGGATTTTATAATGTTGAAGCGAGTGTTGTTATGACGGGATACACAGCAAGCACAGAAATAAGTTTACAGCTTTTTGCCAACGGCAAGGCAATAGATGAGTCTATTGTTTCAACAGTGGCAGGGGCAACCAACACAGACCCGATCACACTCACAACGGCAATGATACCTGTAAACGTACAGCCGTATAATGCAAATATTGCCGATATTTCCGTTAAAGTATCGGGACCGGCTACGATTACAAGCGGTGTTTTTACAATTCAGCAGCTTAAATAAGTCTATTTTTATAGATTTATAGAAAAATATAAAAATAGAAATCTATATTTATATAAAAGGAGGCTGTTAAGATGAAGGTTGGAGCTGATAAAATACAGGCAGGACTGGGCAGATATATAGATACCGAAATAGTGGGTAAGACAGACGGAATAAGCAAATGGATTTTGGGCGTAGGCGGTGGAATACTTTCGCTTAAAGCGGGCAATTTAATTGAAAATCTGGGAAAAAACGAAGCTGTAAAAAGCCTTGGAATTTTTGATGAAGAAAACAAGATTGACTTGGAAATGATTTACAGTTTATTCAAGAATGAAGCAAAAAAAAGCCCGGCAAAAATCAATCTGCCCGGATTAGGATCTATTACACTTACGGAGTCCGATGTTGATGATATATACAAATACATTCGGGAGGCGTGAAAAAAATGAGTATACACGATGAAATACACGAAAAAATAGATGAATATATAAAAGACGAATGCGAAGATGCCAAGAAATACGGGAAAATGGCGGAAATGGCAGAGGAAATAAACGATGATGAACTTTACAGTATTGTAACGGCTATAGCAAAGGACGAAAAACAGCATAAAAATCTTTTGGAATACTGGCATGAAAAGCATAAAGAGTATTAAGAAAAAAGAGACTCGAAAGAGTCTCTTTTATATTTACAAAAAAATACCTGTTTCGTCTTTTTCAAATTCAAGTCGGTTAAGCTCATTTAATACAGTCTCTTTTATAAATGAATTGCAACTGCGACCTGTTAATTTTTTTATGCGGTCTTTCGTACCACTCGGAAAAAGACAATTTACACGGTCAACCTTTTCGGCATATCTTTTAACTGCTGCACGACGCTGTTTTATAAGCTTATCATTCATGTTATTCCTCCTCAGTATAGCCATTTTTCACAAATATATCATCGTTAAAATTATGATTACATTCATATTCACACTTAAATTTAACAGCTTTTTTATAATTGTTAAATATATTTATAATTTCTTTTTCATTTGTCATTCTATTAAAAAGATAAACTTTAAATTTTCATTTCGGAACATTCTAAAATATCTATTTCACCCAATTTTTGAATATAATATTCTGTTACATGATAATATTTTGAATTTCCATAATCAGACATTTGACAAATAGATGTTTTATATTTTTTAAGTGATTGTTTAGCTTTCTCTAAAGTATCAAACGAAGCAATCTCAAATGAATTTTCCGTATCATAAAGAGTACATTCAGAACATAATTCATTTTTATTATAAAATTCGCCAAAATTTTTCATTATTCTATAAACTGACGGAACATCATGTAATTTTGCATCAACGATTGCTTCTTCATCAGTTCCAAACGTAGAAAAGGTACTCCAAGTTGCAGAATGATTTAAAGTGTCATAGTAATAATAATCTTCTTCATAAGTTATACTGTGAGTATTAACATCATCTATTTCATCTTTAAGTATATATTCACACCAAACAAATTCAATGCTTTCATAAAACGGTTTGGAATAATTAAGATTTTTATCGTCTTGAGTTTCATACCCTGCCGCTTCCAATATCTTTTTTCCTTCCTCAAATGTTTTTCCTTCCAGTTCTTTAGGATTTACAACACGTTTTCCCATATTTTTTAAACCTCCGTACAATTCCAATTTTTATACAATTCAATATATTCCTTAATTAATTTGCTTTTGTTTTCCTTTAATTTATGAGTATATTATAATATATGTGCCTAATAAAAGCAAGATACAAAAAGCACAAAGATTATAAATATAAGTGCCTAATATTCGTATAGTTTATATATTGTATGTGTGCCTAATAAATGTTATAATAAATACATAAATTAAAGGTGGAAAAAATATATTGATAATCTAAGCCCCCTATGTTATATTCATGATATACGTATAATATAGCCGTTTTTATAAGGGTTTATACAGGTTTGAGGTGTGGATAAAATGGGTATACAGGAAAGCTATATAGAACTGGAAAATATGTGTGAAAGTATGTATGAGGAGATTGGTGGATATGAGTTTTATAGGTATTTGTTCCCAGAATGTGAGAACAAAGGGGAATTAAATACAGATTATTCAAAACCGAATGCGATATATCTGTATGAAGATGACAAAGACAAAGGGACAAAAAGACGTTTACGTAGGCGTATAATGTTAAAGGATACATGGGAAAAAGATTATATGGATTTTATAGAAGGAAATAATCTTACATTATGCAGTGGATTGACATATAGGCGAAAAGCCAATAAATTACAGAATGCTCAAAGAATGAACGCTCTTGTTTTTGACCTTGACGGGGTGGGTGAAAATGAAATGAAAAACTTGCTTTTAAGGTTCGGGCAAGAGGCTGAAAGAATAAGGACGTTACCGCAACCTACATTTTTGGTTTTGAGCGGAGCGGGGCTTCATATATACTATGTATTTGAAGAACCTATTGACCTGTATCCAAATATAAAATTACAGTTAAAAGCATTGAAATATGATCTGACTTTCAGAATGTGGGAGTACAAAGCAACATCAACAAAGAAAGAAATACAATATCAGTCAATTAATCAAAGTTTTCGTATGGTAGGAAGCGTAAATGGCAAGTATGGGAATGTTGTAAAAGCATATAAGACAGGTGAAAAGGTAACACTTGAATATTTAAATAGGTATGTGAAGAAAGAAAATCAAGTTGATGTAAACAGACCTTTCAGACCATCAAAGATGACGAGAGCCGAGGCAAGGGAAAAGTACCCTGAATGGTATGAGCGTGTAGTTGTAAATAAAAGCAAACAATTAAAAAAATGGGATATATGCAGTAAAACAGGGTATGCACTTTATAACTGGTGGTTAAGGAAGATAGGAGAGGTAAGAGGCGGACACAGGTATTATTATATGATGTGTCTTGCAATTTATGCCTGCAAGTGTGATGTGCCGAAGAAAAAATTAAAAGAGGATATATATGACGTATACTCGGAATTGAGCAAAATACAGCACGATAATGTTTTGACCGAAGACGATATAACAAGTGCTTTGGAGGCCTACGATAAAGCATATTACAATTTCACCATTGCGGATATTGAAAAAGTAACAGATATAAGAATTGAAAGGAATAAAAGAAATTATCAAAAACAAATATATCACCTTGAGGAGGCAAGAGCAATAAGAGATATAAGAATGCGAAGACAGGGAAAAGATTGGAGAGAGGGAAACGGCAGACCGACAAAAGAACAGGAAGTGATTGACTATATAAGGGCAAATCCCGACTCACGAAAGTGTGATGTAATAAGAGGAACAGGATTTGATAAGAAAACAGTATATAAATACTACGATAAAGCAAAAGAAATGATAAAAAACAACGAAAAGGACGGGTAAACCGTCTTTTTTTATAATGTTTCAGCCAGAAAACCCACGGTCTAAAGACCATGGGATGAATGGCGCCAGATACAGAATATATATTTACTAAAAAGATGATTTTTGGGTAAAATATATGGTATAATGTACATACAGAAGTCCAAACTTCGAGTCTGCGAAAGGAGAAAACTATATGTATCTTACGGTAAAACAACAGGTAAAGCACTTGTCCAAGGAAGAATATCTTACGGTCAGGGAACTCTGCCATGCTGCCAAAAACCTTGCCAATGAAGCAATCTATAACGTGCGCCAGTATTACTTTACAGAAGGTGAGTTCCTTAAGTACGAGAAGAATTACACTCTTTTAAAAAACAGCACTAATTACAAAGCACTTAATTCCAATATGGCACAGCAGATACTAAAAGAGGTTGATGGTTCGTTCAAGTCATTTTTTGGTCTGCTTAAACTTGCCAGGCAGGGTAAATATGCTTTTAGGGACTGCAAACTACCACACTATCTTCCGAAAGACGGATATGCGACACTTGTTATCGGTTTTGTAAGACTGAATGGAAACAAGCTGATACTTCCATTTTCCAACAGCTTTAAGAAAACACACAAGGCTGTTGAAATAACGATACCGCCTGTACTGCTTGATAAAAAGGTTAAGGAAATTCGTATCATACCTAAAGCTGACGCAAGGTTCTTTGAGATCCAGTACACATACGAAGCGGAATGTATCCAAAGAAATCTTAATAAAAACAATGCACTTGCTATGGATTTAGGTATAAATAATCTTGTAACTGCAGTATCAAGTAATGGAAGGTCTTTCATCATTGACGGAAGAAAGCTTAAGTCCATCAACCAGTGGTTTAATAAAGAAAATGCATGCTTGCAGTCCATAAAAGATAAACAGCATTTTGGCAAGAAGCCTACAAACAGGCAAAAAGCGATTACTCGTGACCGTAACAACAAGGTCAATGATTACATGAGCAAAGTCGCACGAAAAGTCATAGATTACTGCATTGTCAATGACATAGGAACTCTTGTTACCGGCTATAATGAAACATTTCAACGAGGCAGTAATATCGGAAAACAGAACAATCAGAACTTTGTGAACATTCCTTATGGTCAGTTGCGCAACAAGTTGGAATATCTGTGCGAACTGAATGATATTGTTTTTGTAAAACAGGAAGAATCCTATACGTCAAAAGCCTCCTTCTGGGATAGAGATGATATACCTGTTTACAACGCTGATAATCCAAAAGAGTATCAGTTCAGTGGAAGCAGGATACATCGTGGTCTGTACAAAACGGCAGGTGGCAAAACAGTCAATGCAGATGTCAATGGGGCATTAAACATCATGAAAAAAAGTAACGTTGTGGATATGGATATCCTATACGATAGAGGCGAAGTGGACACGCCTGTAAGAATAAGGATTGCCTAACTTGGTTAGGTGGAAACTTAAATATCAAACTTCTTAAACAGAGCCGTAAGGCTCTTAGAAGCCCATTACCTTTAGGTGATGGGTAGTTCACTGACTTTTACAAGAAAAAAAGAATACAGTAGAAATATAGATTTATAGATTTATAGAAATCTATAAAAGTAGAAATATATATTTATAGAAAAATAGTTTTCTATAAAAGAAAGGTGTGAGGCTATGCGGACAGAGGTTATAGCGATAGCGAATCAAAAGGGCGGTGTTGCCAAAACAACAACAACGCACAATTTAGGTGTTGCACTGGCAGAAAAAGGAAAGAAAGTTTTATTGATTGACTTAGACAGTCAGGCAAGTTTAACAATCAGTTTGGGAATTGAACCGCTTGAGATTAAAAGGACAGTTGTGGATATACTAAAAAAGAAAAGTGTATCAATAAAAGAATGTATATACAATGTCTATACAAATATTGATATTGTAACGTCCATAATAGACCTTGCAAGCATGGAGGTAGAAATGCTTTCGAGGGCAAGCCGTGAGAAAATATTGGATAGGGCAATAAAGCCAATAAAAAACGATTATGATTATATTCTTATAGACTGCCCTCCGCAGCTTAGTATATTAACGATAAATGCTTTAAGCTGTGCAGACGGTGTTATAATACCCGTCAAGACCGATTATTTAGCTTACAGAGGACTTACACAGCTAAATGACAGCATAAGTGAAATAAAAGATTTAATAAATGATAGACTCAAAATATACGGCATTATAGCCACATTTTACGAAACACGGGTAAAAGACGATAAAGAAATTTTGGAGATGCTTAAAAATGAATATAATTTAATCGGTATCATAAAAAAACAGGTAGCGGCGAAAAAGGGAATATATGACGGAATGGCAGCGGTTCAGGCAGTGCCGGAAAGCGATATATCAAAAGAATATGTAAAAATAGCCGATATGATTATAAGCGGTAATTATGAAAGGATAGAATAAAAATGGGACTGAAAGAAAGAGAAAATAAAAGAAAAAGTGTGATAAGCACTATAACAAATGAGAAAAAGACGGAAAAAGAGGAAAACAACGGGAGAATACAGCGGTCTTATTATATTGATGCCGATATAGTGAAAGCCTTGAAAATAAAGGCGGCGAGAGAGGGCAAGAAGATGACCGATGTGGTTAATGAAATATTAAGAACGGGGTTAAAAGATTGCTTATAATATTGAATAAATAAATAAAATATAATATAATTCAATCAAGGATAGATTTGAAGTAAGGTTTTCTCGGCTATCCTCGATTGAATTAAGGGGATTGAGTAGCAGACTATTTGAGGTTAGTGGCTACTCAATTTTTTATTTGTTGATGTATTCTAAACATTCAACTATTTGTTTTTCATTAAAACCATTAGCTTTTAACCATTCGATTAATCTTACAATCTGAGCTGATGTCATTTCGTCCATGTCCTCACTTCCTTCCTTAAAAGGTTTCCCTTTACCTTACAATTATATTATAGTTCATGTACCCATAAATTACAATATACAAAACACACAAAAATGTACCCATGAATTTGTAAATTTTATACCTGTACACATGAATAAAACCGTGATATAATAAATATATAAAAAATAACAGGAGGTGATAAAGATATGAGTACAGAGGCAAAGCGAAAAGGTAATGCAAAGTATTTAAAAGAAAAGGTGGAAGATATAAAAATAAGAGTTCCGAAGGGTAAGAGAGAGGAATACAAAGCATTTGCAGAAAAAGAGGGTAAAAGTTTAAATAGGTATGTAATAGATTTAATTGAAAAGGATATGCAAGAAAAAGGCAGAACATAAAAGTTTCTGCCTTTTTTTGTGAAAAAATCACGAAATCATGAAATCATTATCTTATTTTTGTAATTACAACAGCGTAGCGTATCCATTCGTTTAATTCATCCGGGTCGTTAGGGTCAAAGGTATATGTTTTACCAAAATTATTAATAGGCTTTAAAATATTTGGTGTGCCCTGTAAAAACTGGCGTATATATGCCCTTCCGTTTTTGCGGTTAATAAAAATTGCCGTGTCTCCATGTCTTGGTGGACGGAAAGAAAGAAGCAAAATATCATTAATGACATAAACAGGTGTTAAATGATTAGATGTAATCTTAACGGCACAGTCAACAACATCACCGAATTTTAGGCGGTATGATGATATATCAACCTTCTCAAAATTGCACGAGTCCCAAATCATGCCGTCATGCAAATCGCCAACGGGGACCATACAGGTCACGAAGTTTTTTTCGGTTGAATTTTCATTCTTCATGTTCAACTCAAAATTAACAACAGAGGATATAAAGGCTATTTGCGAATCGTTTAATTTATATAATCTTCTTATAATTTCTGTCTCGGTAGAAGGGTCAAATACAAGGTCGGACAAAGGTCTGCCTGTCAATTTGTACAGCTTATAACAAATATAAAAATCAACAAATTTTGTTTTCAATTCAATTAATTTTTTGTACTGTCCTGACGTTAAGCCTAATTTTTCGGCCATTTCGTCCCTTGAAATTCCTAATTTGTAGCGTTCCATCTCAATACTGTGTATTAAATTTTCTTTGGCTTTTTCACGTTTTAAAAACATCGGGGGGGGGTCACTCCTTTCCAAAAAAATTAAAAAAGTTGTTTTTGAAATAAAAAATAGCCTTGTTCGGCAATTTACGGACGAGGCTGAACTTTATTTCAGAAACGAAAAATTTTATAAATGTTGATATTATAGGTTTAAGGCAAGGGGGCCGGGGCGGCTGTGGTGGCAGTCGCATACAATGACAGAGCGACTCCCTTGCCTTTATATTTATAATATATCACAAAAGTTTAAAAATCAACAAAAAAACACGAAATTTCATTACTAAAATTAAAAAAAATGTAAAAAATTTTGCAAACAAAAGAGAAAGTATGGCTTTAAGGAGGTTTTAGGGTGGATGAGTACAAAAGGGAAATTATTGAATTTACTAAGGCAACAAACGATACGACAATATTAAGACAGCTATACAGTTTTATATATAGCTATAAAAAAAGAAAAATTTTAAAAAACAGTTTAAATGTCGAAAAAAGTGTTGGTTCTTAAAAAAATAATCTGTTACAATTAAAGAGTGATAACCTTCTTTTGAACAACACGCAAATCACACACCAGAAATTACCCCAACAAAAAGACATCGAAGAAATTCGGTGTCTTTTTACACAAAAAAACTACTGGCACATAAAAATACAATGTGTTATTATAAATATAATTTCATAAAATTTAATTGCACAGCGTGTAAAAGAAAATCCCTTGAATATTCAAGGGATTTTCTTATTTCCTATTTAATTCTATTTATTTTCTATAAATTTTTTATTTCTTCAAAATTATCCGGCAAAGCATCGGTTAAAATGCGGATACAGTTGGCATCATCAGCCCAGCGGGGCAAATATACATTGTGAGCAACAGCGTAATGTATATATTTGGGGTCAGTAGGAGAAACGTATTTTTTGCGTACACTTCTATTTAAAGCCGTATCAATAAAGCTGCTTATATCATATCTGTCTGTATAAGGCGGTATTCTTACACCGAGGTCAAGAGCATAAGGTATCTGTCTTTCTGTCGGCATAGGTGTAACATCGACATACTCGGAATAAGGCGGCAGTAAACCAGACAGTTTATGTATTTCCTCAAGCGTAGACAAAGACGAAGCTGTAAACTGAACCGTTTTCTGTCTGCCTGTATCGGGGTTCTTGCCTTTTATTTCATAAAGCACACACTTTTCAAAATTCGGGTCAAAGTCCCTAAAATCAACAAGAGCCTTTTCGGGCGGTGTAGTGTTCGGCACATTTGTGGTATTTATGAAGTTTTCAAAATTTGCAGCAGATGTATCAACATCACAACCTAACTGCATAGCCAAATAATACATATGCTTGCATGGCTTTTTACGTTTTCTAAAATCGGGACAGGTGCAAGTATGCAAAGATGTTGTGTATTTTGTCCTACGTTCCTGACCTTGGAATTTACCCATTTTATAAACAGGGTCAGCGGAAAGAAAAATTAAATCACCATCAACGGCTTTTCTTATACGGATATACTGGTCATCCATATTAATGTTTTTCCATTTTGCCCACAGTTCATCGGCTGAATGAGATTTAAAATTTAATCTTGTGATAAAAAGAGAAAACGGAAAACAAGAGATTAGAGTTATCAATAAGCCTTTGAAAAATCCGAATGATTTAAAACAAATAAAAATAAACAGCAGATAAACAATTATAGGAATTATAAAAGACAAATTAGATTTGTCTTTACTACTGTAATTATTCAAAGAAAGAGCAGCTTTTACAGATTCGGTAAATGTCATATATTGAAATTTTTTGCTTGTAAGTACGTAAAGAAATGGAACAGCGAGTATAACTCCGGTAAGTCCTATACCCATTTCTGCGTATCTGTGTGTAAAAACAGCAACAATTCCAATAAATAATATGGCATACCATATAAAGCCAACAACATATTTTTTCATAAAATTACCCCCTAAATTTTAGTATGTAAATTCACTATACTAAAAAATTTAAGGGGTTTCAACATCAAATGAAAAATTTTAGTTATCATTTTCAGATTTTTTATTATTTTGTTCTTCAAGAAGTCCAAGAGCCAGTTTTTCAAGAACCGCTCGCTCAGTTGGCCCGAAAGAATTATATAATTTCATAAACTTTTTGATTAATTCATAAACAGGGTTGTCTACATCATTTAAAAGAGACTCAACAAGCATTGTATCCTCATCAAGTTCTAACATAAACATTTTATCACCGTTTCCGGTTCGCAACCAAGTTTCATCAACGGAATACTCTCTACAGATAGATTTGATTAACTGTTCAGAAACATTTCTGTTACCGTTTTCAATGTTTGAAATAGCTGCTTTTGTTACACCTAACCTAATAGCAAATTTTTCAAGTGTAAGTCCTGTCGATTTTCTAACTTCTCTAACACGTTCATTTAAAGTCATTTTTTATATCCTCCTTATAATTACATTATACGCTTAAAAATATACAAAGTCAATAAAAAAAGTTTTCAAAGAAAACGAAAATAAGTTGACAAAATATTCTATGTGTACTATAATAGTTTTCAAAGAAAATAAGAGAGGTGATAACTATGACAGATGAAAAAAACAAAACTGAAATTAAAAAAATGGTAGGCATAATGAAACAGCTTGACAGCTATTCAACACAGCTTTTAATCAGAGATGCCGAAACAATTAAATTAATGTCGGAAATGTATAAGAAAGAAAAAGAAAACCAGACAGCGTAAGGGGGTGAGAGAACAGTGGATACAGAGGAAAGAAAAAGTGCTCTTAAAAAATTAAAAGCACTCATAAACGGTCATTGGAACGGAAAGAAGATAATAATTCATTATTCTAAATAAAAAAAGTACATAGAAAGAGGGTTAGAGCGGTGAGTAATACATGGAATGATATAGCGGTAACGCTTAAATGCCGTACTTATGACTTTGTAGAAGAAACAAGTTTAAAAATAACGGCAGAGGAATACGAAAAACTTCTTGCAAAACATGGAACAGGTTTTAAAACACAGAGGGTACACAAAACAAGTGTAATTACAAAAATGCCTGATGAGGAATTATCTTACTACAACAGAGTTGATACAGACGGGTTTATAAAAGCGGTAGCTGTATTTAAAAAATGGCTTGAACTTTTAGAAAAATCAATATTTGAAAATAAGAAGTTCCGAGCCGAAATAATATTCGACTCGGAGGGAATGAAAACGGATTTTAATATTTATACAAATGACAATAGTAAGGAAAGAGATGCAGTAGTGTAAAAAAGGAGGGTGAGAGCAGTGCGTTGTCCGAGACCGGGAGAGAAATGTAAAGAATTTGAGTGTAGCAGTTCTATAGACGGTATGTGCATGAAACGACCGTTACCGCCACCACGAATAACAAACTGTGCAATTTTGCGTACAGAGGAAAATAAAAACTTAGCCGATTTTAAAGCAAGTGTTGAAAACATAGCAAATATGTACGCCAAAATCGTTGAAAACCGGCTTAAAGATAAGAAAAGTATAGACGTAAAGGGAATGCTGTCAATAAACGAAGGAATAAAGCATTTAAACTATATAGCAAATGTAATAGAAATGGTCAATAAGAAGATGTTAATAAATGACGGATCACAAAAAAGCATTTGAAAATAACAAATAACTGTCTTTGAAAGAAGGTGACAATTTGAGAAAAAGCACGATTTACATATGCGAAGGCTGTGGAGTGGATTATGCCACAGCCGAAGAAGCGGAAGAATGTGAGAAAAGTCATATAAAGCCTGTCAAAATCGTAAAAGCAGAATACGGATACAGTACAGAAAGAAATATATTCAGACATATTCCGGTTGCAGTAAGAATTGAAATGGCAAACGGAATGGAAGTTACATATTACAGAAAAGAGGAGAGATAAAGCCTGTAAAAATTGTAAAGGCAGATTATAAATATGCCAAAGTGTGAGTATTTTTGCAAGAGGAAGGGTGTAGGAAATGCTGACGGTAATAAGCATAAGCACAAAAAGAAAATTAGGTACAACAGATTTTAATGCTATGTACAACAAAATAGCAGAAAACGAAAAGGGCAGTATTTTTTTCGGAGTAGGCTTTAACAAGGATTATAAAAACAATATTTATCATGTAGTAGTAAACAAAGAGTTAAGCGAAAGTGATGTTGAAGACATAAAAAAATGCAGTCAGGAAGACTGCAAAGCAAAGGTTTGTTATGTGCCGGAGGAAAATACAGAGGATTTATTTAAATTTCTTAATCGTTAAAGTGTATAAGCGAGATAAAAACCATCGGGCAACATATAAAAATAAATTTCAATAAATAAGGGTGGTAGACATGAAAAACAAAAATAAAGACCCCTGTCCTTGTTTTTATTGCAGGATAGAAAAGGAAAAAGATTATAAATGCAGGGAATACGGCTGCACAAGTTATTCAAAGTGGTGCAAGAGAGAAAAGGAGAAATAAAAATGATAACAAATGATTATTCAACAAATGTGGCTATAGTTGCCGGAGCAGTAATGGTTTATTTTTACTTTAAGTGTCAGTATTTCAGAATAAAAGCTTTGAGAAAAAAGGCAACACAGCCGATAAGAGCATATAAGGAAAGAACAGAGCTTGAAAAGAAAAGATTTATGAAAAATTCCGAAAAGATGTGGGGTGTAAGGTAATGGGAGTCATAAAAGGCGGTGTAAAGGCAAAGAGCGTAAACGCTTACAACTGGGATTTATGCCACAGAATAATAAACACAGTTCGACAGGCAAGCGGAATGACTTTAAGCACAGAAGAAAATCCTTATTTATCGACACCAGCAAAAAAAGAAAAGAGTGAAGAAAAAAGCATGGTGCTGTGAACATCATGCTTTTTTTGAACAAACAATTATTATATTTAACTCGGCTAAGTTAAACCTAAGTTGATTTTAACATAGCTTATGAAAAAAAACAAGCGGTTATATACCGCTTTTGAGACTTGATAAATGCATTCATTTTAGGACTATATCAAAAAATATAAGAAAGAACTAAAGAGGTAATAAGCTATGTATTTCAAGACAACGGTAAAGGCAGGAAAGACATTAGAGGTATACCGCTCTTTCAGCAAAAGGACAGGCAAGGCAAAGGGAACAAGTGACAGAATTATATCGAAAGAGGAAATAGAAAAAAATAACAGGCGGAGGGCAGTCATTAAATTAACAAGGGTGCTTAATGCCAATTTTGATAAATACAGCTGCCACATAAGTCTCACTTATAGAAATGAAAATAGGCCGAGCGTGGAACAGGCAAAGAAAGAGTTGAACAATTTTCTTAGACGGTTAAGGCATGAATATAAAAAAAGAGGGGACGAACTGAAATACATAGTTGTAACTGAATACAAAAATAAGAATGTTCATCATCATATCGTGATAAACGGAATAAAAGGCGGCGGCACTATGGAAGTAGTTCAAAGTCAATGGAGACATGGCTATATAAAATGTGCAATGCTCGATGAAAGCGGACAGTACAGAAGGTTGGCCGAATATCTAATAAAAGAAACGGACAAGACATTCAAAGAGGGAAAGGCAGCAAAGCAAAGATATACGCCAAGTCGAAATTTAGTAATACCTAAAACAAAAACAAAAACGGTAAAAGCTAACAGATGGCTTCCAGAGCCGAGGATACCGAAAGGATATTATTTAGATGTCGATACACTCTTTAACGGGGTAGACCCGTTTACAGGGCGGCTTATACAAAAATACACATTAATACAATTTGCAGAGGAAAAGAAAGGGCGTGAAAAGAAAAGTGGATAAGAAATTAACGGCAATGAAAAGCAATGCACAGGGTCACTTGTTTGAGGATTTAATCAAAATGGCATGTAGCCATTACAGAGAAAAAGGCAAGGCAATAGTTGAGAAAATGCCCGAACCTTTCAGAGTATTAAAAAAAGACAGAAACAGAGGAACGGCACTGGTTCAGTTTACGTATCATGCACAGCCGGACTTTATAGGAACGCTGAAAAACGGAAAAACAATAATATTTGAAGCAAAGTGTACTTTAACGGACCGGCTGAAACAGGACATCATAACAGACACACAGAGGAAAGCATTAGAGCAGCATTTTTCGATGGGTGCATTTGTAGGTGTGTGTGCAGGAATAAAAGACAGCTATTATTTTATTCCCTGGGCGGTGTGGCGTGATATGAAAAATCTTTACGGGCATAAATACATGACGGCAACAGAGGCAGAAAAGTACAAAGTAAGATTTACAGGGAATGGAGTAATGTTTTTGGACTTAATAGAAAGAGGCGTGAAATATGATAAAAATTGATTTTAATAAAGTTTTAAGTCTTTTTAAAAATGGCAGATACATAACGATTTTGGACAACAAGAAAAACGGTGAACAGTGGCTTAGTAACGGTGCCGCAATGTATAACATAGGCAATACAGAATTTGACGCTGTAAACATAAAGCCGATTTTGCCAAATGCCAAAGGCGAGTGGCAGGTGGAAAGTAATTATACGTATACATACTCAGAGTTGGAATTTGAGGATATTGCAAACTATGAAGAACCATGCGACAGGCTGCCGGAAACAGAAATTACACATCAGGGAGAAACATATATACCCTTTATATTACCAAACCGTGAGGTTATGTTCATCAATAAAAAATATTTAAAACCGTTTGTTATTGAAACAAGCGGAGTAAGTGCTTTTTATGTAAGAACAAGCCAGATAGGCGGTAATTATCTGGCAGTAAAAGACGGGATGATTTTAAAAGGCATAATACTGCCTGTGGAATTAGTCGAAAAAGACAGGGATACGCATTTTTACAGAAATTTAGAAACTTTATATGAGGCGTGCAGCTTGAGGTATTACAGCAGCACACCGGAAGACACAAAAGAGAAAGAAGATGCCTTCAAAATCAACACTTAAAAGTAAAACAAAAGATGAACTTATAGAAATGCTTGAAGTATCACAGAAAAATTACGAGGCACTTTATGAAACATATGAGAATACGGTTAAAGTAAATACAGAGTATAGCGAGAAAATAACGGCGATAAAGAAATTTATAGAAGATTTTGAAAAGGGGGAATAAGACAAATGAATAAAGTTAATTTGTTAGGAAGATTGACAAAAGACCCAGAGGTCAGATATACACAAGGTGCAAATCCTTGTGCAATAGCAAAGTATACGCTTGCAGTAAACAGACGCTTTAAAAGAGACAATGAACCAAGTGCGGATTTTATAATATGTATTGCTTTCGGCAAAAACGGAGAGTTTGCAGAAAAATATTTGAAAAAAGGTCAGCAGATAGCTATAAGCGGAAGGATACAGACAGAGCAGTGGGAGGATAAGGACAAAAATAAGCGGTATTCTACAAATGTAATTGTAGAGGAACATTATTTTTGCGGAAACAAGACAACAGGCAATATAAATACAGCCAGTGCGGACGATATGGGCTTTTATCCAACCGAGGAAGGTGATGTTGTAGATGAGTTCCCCTTTCGATAATTACGTTCGCAACTTAGAACAAAAAAGACAGGAAAGGGTTATACAGAGGCTTATAGGAAAAAGCAAATTACTTAGAGGTAGGAGATAAAAAACATGGCTAAAGCAAAATGGGAGGAAATTGAACAGGCAAGGCGTGACGGTATGGGTTACGCCTTGAGGATAGCAAGAGAGAAAGGCATAGAAGGCCTTGAAAACGAAATTAGATTCAGGAATATAAGTAGGGTATCAGTAGCAATGAGCAGCAAAGAATATATAGAGTTAAGAGAGAATTTGGGAAAGAAAATATCTCAAGTTGTGCTGACATTATCAGAGATTACTTTAAGGGATGAGTTTGGTTTCGGCAAAAGCAGACTTAAAAAGTTTGCAGACAGATTAAACGAAAAAGCCGGATGCGTGGCAGAGGGGTATACAACAGTAGAGGAACAGTTGAAAATACTGGAGAAAGAAACAGGAATGTTGGCCAAGTTGGAATAAGGAAGGTGGCATTTGATAAGTGTTTGATAAACAATGCAATGTGTCAAAAGCAGAAAAAGCGGAAATGTTAAAAAGATATAAGCAAGGTGAAACTGTAGAGCAGATAGCAAAAGAAATGAAAAGGCACGCAGTAACAATACATAGACATTTACGAGAACTGGGTGCAATTCCTGAGTCAATTAGCACAAAATTAAAAATTGAGAAACAACAAGATAAAGAAGCAATGATGGCGGTCCGAAAAAGAAATACACTTGATTTAAAAATCGGTGATTCAGTGAGGTATTCGATAAAAGGCAATGAAGACAGTGACAGCGGACGAAAAAATGTAAGAGATGGCAAAATAATAAGCATAACAGATTTTATAATAGCGATAAAAAATGAAAACGGTTATGTGGAATGTGTGAATAGGAGTGCAATAAATACAGAAACATTTGCCCATAAAATAAGAAAGGTGAGATAAATGACTTTTAAACAGTATCAGAAAGAGACTTTAAGAACAGCAAGTGGTATGAATATAGCAAGTTTAAACGATGTAAACAGCTATATATTAAATGGAGTTTTGGGAATGAATGAAGAAGCCGGGGAGGCAATCGGCATTGTAAAAAAACATATTTATCAAGGTCATGAATTTGATAAAAAACATTTAGCGGAAGAAATAGGTGATTGCTTATGGTATATTGCCGTAACTGCCAGCGGTATAGGGTATACATTAGAGGATATAGCCAAAATGAATGTGGAAAAATTACGTAAAAGATACCCGGATGGATTTGAGACAGAAAGAAGTATAAACAGATAAACTTGAAAAAGCAATGTGCAAAATCAAAAATGGAAGTGGTGCAATGAACGAAGAACGAAAGAGGATAAGATACTACTTACAAAGGTATAGATATTGTATAAACCGAAAAAAAGAACTTGAAACAAGGCTGTATGAAATAAAAGCAGAAATGCAATATCCACTATCAGCGGTATCTTATAGCGGTTCAAATGGTCAAAGTTTTAATATTTCAACGGGTGCAGCAGCATTTACATATAGGATAGCCGAGATAGAAGACAGGATAGAAGAACAACAACGAAAATCGGTATCCGAATTACTTGCAATAATGGAAGTTTTAGACTTTCTTCCGGTTGAAAGCGTAGAGCGTGAAATTATTGAAAAACGGTTTGTTGACAGAATGACATGGTACAAAATTTCAAATAAGATGCATATGAGCCGCAGTCGAATAGCGTTCTATGAAAAACAGGGCCTGGATAAATTAATGACATATAAAAGAGTGCAGGAACTCGTAAATGATTTTTGGAGAATAGATTTGAGATAAATTAAAAAGAAGGTGTAAAAATAGAACAAATTTCGTTATTTAAAGAAGATAAGATACATATTGATAAGCCTATACGCTTAATTGAACTTTTTGCCGGGTATGGTAGTCAAGCAATGGCATTAAAGCGGATAAATGCAGATTTTGAGCATTACAAAGTAGTTGAGTTTGATAAATTTGCAATTAAAAGTTATAACGCAGTTCATAATACAAATTTTAAAACTATGGATATAAAAGACGTAAATGCCGAAGATTTAAATATTTGTGATACAGATAAGTACACATATTTATTAACATACTCTTTTCCGTGTACAGATATATCAAACGCCGGACAGAGAAAAGGCATGGCGAAGAACAGCGGAACAAGAAGCGGTCTTTTATGGGAGGTTGAACGGATTTTAAAGGAACTGCACAAGAAAAAAATGGAAATGCCGCAAATATTATTTATGGAAAACGTACCGCAAGTACATGGCAAAAAGAATATAGATGATTTCAGAATGTGGTTAGAGTTTTTGACAGGATTAGGTTATAAAAATTATTGGAAAGACTTAAATGCAAAAGATTACGGTGTTGCACAGAACAGAAACCGTACATATATGTTTTCGATTAAAGAAGGGGGGAAGTATGTTTTTCCAGAAAAAATTCCACTTAAAAAATCTTTTGAAGGGTATCTCGAAAATGATACAAGCGAAGAATTTTATATCAAAACAGAAAGGGCAAGGCAATTAATAGAAAAATTAATCAAAGAAAATGATATACAAAATAAAAGTATATGCGATTTAACTGTTAATATGCCATGTCTAAAAAATATATACAACTGTATTACAGCAAGGGAAAACAGAGGCATAAATAACAGAAAAGCAATGGAAAACGGTGTTATAGAAAAGCATATATCAACAGAGGTTAAACAAATCGGTAATATAGCAAAAGAAAATACTTTTACAAATCCGCAAATTGGGAGAGTATACGATGTGAACGGTATAAGTCCAACAATAAATACATTTCAAGGTGGAAATAGACAACCGAAAATAATTTGTGCCATAAGAGGCAGAAACCCCGAAAATCCTTCTTGCAGAACGGCAGGAATTAAAACAGAGCAAAGACTGGAGTTCAACAGAGGGAATACCACAAATACAATTACAACGGTACAAAAAGACAATGTTGTTGTAGAAATAGAAAACTATGCTATAAGGAATTTGACACCACGAGAATGTGGCCGGCTGATGGGTGTTACCGATGAAGATATTGACAAAATGATGAATGTAAATTCAAAGACACAACTGTATAAACAATTTGGTAACAGTATTGTGGTCGATGTGATGTGTGCAATGTTTTTAAGTTTAAACATAAAAAGAAAGAAGGAAAAAAATAATGGCAAACTTTGATGAAGAGATTAAGAAAATTACAGATGAAATTTTACAAGACGGAACAGTTGACAAAATTATAAGAGAAAATATAATAAATGGCTTTAAATTGGCGATAGAACGGTCATTCAGTTATGGAAAGTTAAGCGATGCTATAAGGAAGAAAACAGATGAAGTCCTTGTTCCGTTTATTGAAAAGTATGACATGAACAACTATATAGTTAAATTAGATACGGTTCTTTCAGAAATAGTAAATTCAACGGCACTTATTGAAAATAAGAAAATTTTGAAAAATTTCAAAAATCTTATGATAGAGCCGGAAAAGAAAACAATAACAGTAAGCGAATTATTTGAACAGTATAAACGATATGTTGCAAAAGAAATGGACACTGACGGAAGAGATGTTCAGATTGAAGATACTGTTTACTATAAGCCTATGGAAGTAAGTTTTGAATTTAAAAAAGGACAGGACCGCTCATGGAGCTACTTTGACAGAGCAGTGTTGGAATTTGGTGTAACTGAGGAAGAACAGCAGGAAAATTTAAATCGTACTATAAGACTTAACCATTATAAGAACGGAGCGGAAGGGTGGGATATTATCACTGAAATTAATCCTGAAATAACGTCACTAAGATACTTAGATGATTTTGATGTTTTGCTCATAAGACTTAGCAAGGGAATGGTTAAACTTATCATAAATGAAGAATCAGACTGGGATAATGTTATTTCAGATAATAAGCCACAGGAAACTTATAAATAAAGAAAAATAACCAATTAAAGTATAGCAGAACTGGATGTGAAAAGCGATGGAAATAAGCATTGTTGAAAGGAAAGGCAAAACCTACACAAGATTTAAGATAACGCAAAAAGAAATGAGAGAAGCGTTTATAAGAAGAATGGTTAAAGGGCTTAAGTCTATTAAGGAAAATTCAAGGTTTGTTTATTTTGAGATAGATGGAGATTTGCTTAATGAAGACAGAACGATTAACGGCAAGGAGTGTGAAAAGCAAATGAAAAAAGTAGAACATTATGTGTGCGAATTATGTCACACAGAATATTCAGAAAAAGAAAAGGCTGTGAAATGTGAAAAGTCGCACAAAATTCCGAAGGAAGTTAAAGCTGAAAAATACAGACCTATTACAAGCTGTATTGACGGCATTCCAGATTATGTGACAGTTACATTTTCCAACGGCACCATTGAAAGATACAAGAGAGGGTGAAAGAAAATAATGAGCAGATTAACAATAAACAAAGAAACATCGGATATGTCAATGTTTGAGTTGTCACATAATTCGTGTTATGTGAAAGAAGGAAGGACAAGATACAGGGACTATGAAACAGATATAGACGCAAGAGAACTAACAAAGCTTTTGCTGAAAGAAGTTGCGGAAGAAAACAATCAATTCAATTCGGAAGATGAATTTGACGAAAAGATGTTTGATTGTCTTGCATACGGAATTAGTACAAAAGAAGGATTGATTGCAACATTTTATCGCAACTTATGGGCAATGGCTGAATTGAGAGAAAAGTTAAAGATGTATGAGGATTTAGAGGAACAAGGCAAACTTATCAAGCTGCCCTGTACGATTGGAGACATCTTATATACAAATTTTGCTGTACAAGGTTGGTATTTCAGAGAAAAGAACAAACCATATGAAATAAAGGTCGCTTGTATAGGTATAAACGGTGTTAACAGTTTTATCAATGTAGCCTATGAGAACGGCAATCTGTGGCAATTCAAGTTTTCTGATATTGGTAAAAGAATTTTTCTGACGAGAAAAGAGGCTGAAAAATATAGCCTACACTTAGAAACTGACCTTTTGCGGAGGTGAGGCATATCTTAAAGTCTTTTATGTACCGTTTGAAGAAAGCAATGATGGAAATGAATATAGAGTAGGCTGTGAAGAATGCGGAATATATTTTAAAGCCATGTGGGAATATACGCAAATTGTAGACTTGTGGAATGGCGTATACTGTGAATAATTGTTTTTATCAAATAGGAAATATTAAAGTAGCCGAATTTTGGGTAATTAATAAAACAAACTTGACAAAAGTATTATCTTTATAAAAAATAATTTACATTAAAATAGTAAAGGAAAGATGTGATGGCAATTAAAAGAACATACAAGATAATAGCTGTAGACTTTGACGGAACGCTGTGTGAAGCGTGTTATCCCGATATTGGAAAAGCAAATATAAGTTTAATAGAGTATTTAAAACAACAAAGATTATATGGCAATAAAATAATATTATGGACTTGCAGAGCAAACAGACAGCTAACAGAGGCAGTTGAATGGTGCGACCGCCAAGGACTTATATTCGACGCAATCAACAGCAATCTGCAAGAAGTAATAACATCATGGACAGACGGAGAGTCAAGAAAGATATATGCAGACATATATATAGATGATAAAGCAATGTCTGTAAAAGAGTTTAAAGTTCCGGCTGTATCAGCATTACACAACATAAGAAAACATCGGCGGTAAATAAAAAAGGGTGGGCTATTATTTTAACCCACCCCATATTTTTATGGTACGCAGGACATCACAGGACATCGCAGGACATTTTACGTGGTATAATGAATAGTGTGAAAAGTGAGAAAACTATTCACACCTCCCATGTGATTTTGGTTATGTATGCAAAAAAGACAGACGATTGAAGGCCTGTCTTTTTTGTATATAAATATATTATTATATGTGGCAGCACTATAGCGTAGCAATACACAAAGACACAATAAACAACCAAAGCAGAAAGAACAATAGTATTAATTGATATACATATATATTTATTTCTATTGACTGAACAAGCCAATAGAACGCAGTAAAAGAAAAGATAAATCAGGAATTGAATTAAAAAATTTTTTTAGGTACTGCCGGGAGAAAAATCGGCCGCGGTTACGGCGCGGAGATCGGAAGAGCGTCGTG